TTTACAGGGCAACATGGGATGACGCATCTCATCTGACAGACAATCTCAAGGAGGAGATTTACTCTGCACTTCCAGAGCATGAGAGGAAGATGCGGAGTCAGGGTCTGCCAGTTTTAGGTTCAGGAGTTGTCTTTCCAATTCCAGAGGAGGACATCAAGTGTGATTCCTTTTCAATCCCAGAACATTGGGCAAGAATGTGTGCAATAGATTTTGGATGGAACCATCCAACTGCAGTTGTTTGGTTTGCACACGACAGGGATGGAGACACAATCTACATTTATGATTGTTACAGGCAAGCACACGCAACCATTTTGGTACACGCACATGCAATCAAGCAAAGAGGAGACTGGATTCCATGTGTGTGGCCACATGACGGGGCACAGCACGACAAGGCAAGTGGAGTTGGATTAAGCCAGCAATACAGACGTGCAGGCGTTGAGATGTCAGGTTCACATTTCACAAACCCAGATGGATCAATCAGCGTGGAACCAGGGTTGCAGGAGATGCTCACAAGGTTCCAGACAGGACTTTTGAAGGTATTCTCTCACTTAGGAGACTGGTTTGAGGAATACAGGATGTACCACCGAAAAGATGGAAAGGTAGTAAGAACAAGAGATGATTTAATGAGTGCATCCAGGTATGGAGTAATGTCAATTGGCAGGTTTGGAAGAACAGGGATTTTTCAGGCACGTCCAGAGAGGGCACAGGGGTTTTCAGATTATGACCCCTTTGAGATGTTGGATGTTGCATGAGTCTTGATCATTTACGCGCAGAACCTTTGGAGACAAAGGAACAACACAAGGAATTGTTAGAACAATTTCAAAGAACAAGAACAGAATCCAGCACTCCAGTGCATCCAACCCACGTTTTAAGAAAGGAAGGAAGAATCATTGGATCATTCTGTCTTGGATCTCCAACAGTTCTATTACAGATGGACAGGGAATACTGCACCAAGAGGGACTCCTTGGGAATGTGGTCAATTTTGGAGAGTTTAATGTTAGAAAACAGAATCACAAAGTATTTGATTTTATGCGAGGAAACGAGTCCCTTCCACTTTCTGTTGGATAAGCGTCTTGACAGAATCAGTGGAGAAGACGGCAATGAAAACTGGCATCTTTTTGAAAGAGTCATGAACACACACAAGAATCATTAACACAAGCAGAAACTTTTCTAGGAGAACAAAATGGGTGCAGTACATAAAGAGATCCGGAAGGCACAGACAAGTGCAATTGAGACTCTTGGTTTGGAGAAACTCTCACAAGTGGCATCAAGTGCATTTGACAAGACAGGAATAGGAGAGGGTATCAAGAAGAAACAGAAGATGTTCATGGAAACTGAACCAGGCTCAGGAATCCACACTCTAATCCAGGGCATCGGAAAGAAGCAGAAGATGTTTGAGGACATTGGTGAGGAAATTGGAGTAGGCATTGAGAAGAAGAAGACAATGATTGAAGAGGATTTAGAAGAGTTAACTTCTCCACTTGGAGTAAGTATAGATCTAGGGTCTGGAGATCAGACAGAAACCCCTTCAACTTCAGAAGAAGATCCAAACGTGGAGCAAACAATTGCAGATGAGGTTGCACTAAGAAAGATCCGAAGGAGGTTGAGGGACCGCTTTGGAAGACGAGAGACAAGAGGAGGACGTGCAGAGATGGTTGGCACAGGATATTCCTTGGGAGGATAATGCCATACGTCAGTGAGAAGCAGAGGAAGTGGATGCATGTCCATGAACCAGAGATTGCAGAGAAGTGGGATGAAGAGGAGAGATCCATGAAGTACCGCAAGCGTTTGAAGAGAAAATCTCGTGATTGATAATGTTTATCCAAATGATCTTGTTGTAGAAATCCTTGAAGAATATGAGGATATGAAGCAAACAAGGTCAAACTGGGAGAGGATGTGGCAAGAAATCGCAGAGTACATGATTCCACAACGTGCAGATTTCACAGTAAAGCAATCTTCAGGAGAACAACGTAGAGAGAAGATATATGAAGGAACCGCAGTCCGCGCCCTTGAGAGAAGTGCCGCAGGACTACACAACACACTCACTTCAAGTGCAGTTCCTTGGTTTCACTTGAAGGTTCAAAGGGCACTACAAGAAGACAGGGATGTGCAATTGTGGATTGAGGAAGCAGAGCGCAGGCTTTATGATGTCTTTGCATCTCCAGATTCCAACTTTCACCCTGCACTTCATGAATTCTACCTCGATTTGGTAGGATTTGGTACAGGAATTTTATATGTTGTAGATGAACCAGGCATGGGTCCAAGATACAGGAGTTACTTCTTAGGACAATGTTTTTTGATGCAGGATAATCTCTCAAGAGTAGATGGAGTTCTGAGGGTTTATGAACACACTGCACGTCAATTAGTTCAAGAATATGGAGAAGAAGGAGTTCCAGAGAGTGTTTTACGTTCATACAACAGTAAGGATGAAAACAAGAAGTTTGAATGTCTTCATTGTGTGAAGAAGAGGAGAAACCACGATGTAAACGCAGTTGGAAACCTAAACATGCCGTGGATGTCAGTTTACATCCTGATGGACCAGAAGCATGTTTTGAGAGAATCAGGATTTGAGGAATTTCCATACATTGTCAGCAGGTGGTCAAGAAACTCTGAAGAATTATATGGACGAGGCCCAGGAACCTCTGCACTTCCAGATGTAAAGATGATAAACCTGATGGAGAAGGTTGGACTAAAGGCACTTCAAAAGGTGGTGGACCCACCACTTTTGGTTCCAGATGATGGATTCTTAAACCCTGTTAGAACACAACCAGGAGGATTGAATTATTACCGTGCAGGACTAGGAAGGGATGACAGGATTATCCCCCTGCAGACAGGAGGTCGTCTTGATTTGAATGAATCAAAGATTGGACAAGTCCGAGAATCCATCAACAAGACTTTCTTTTTGGATCTCCTTGAACTTCCAGGACCAACCGCCGCAGATGGAGATGTCATGAGGTTTAGTGCAACAGAGATCAACGCACGTCAGAGAGACCGACTCTCAGTCCTTGGTCCAATCGTCTCACGGCAGGAGGTGGAGTTTTTGGCACCAATGGTTATGAGAACCCTAGGAGTCATGGAAAGCAATGGAATGCTTTCTCCTGCACCTCCTGCACTAATGAATGCAGATTTCAGAGTAGAGTATGCAAACCCTGTAAGCATCTCAATGAGAACAGGAGAGTTAAACAGTATCGCACAACTAATCCAGTTTCTTCTTCCAATTGCACAGATTGACCCCTCTGTAGTTCAGAGGTTCAACACAGGACGAATTGCAGAATTAGGTGCAGAGATCCTTAGAGTTCCTCCTAGTGTTTTGAGAACAGAAGAGGAGATGCAGGAGTTGATGCTTGCACAGAGGCAGGCACAAGAGGAGCAGATGCTCCTACAGAGTAACCTTCAGGTTGCAGAGGCAGACAATCTTGTGAGTCAATCAAGAAGGAATGACGCACAAGCAGGACTTGCAGTTGCAAAGAGTCAGTTACCTGTATGATCAGAAAGAAGGAGCGGGACCGCAAAGCACTGTATGACAGACTTTTCAAAAGTGATGATGGACAGAGGTTTCTAGAGGATCTCGCAAGAAGAAACCACGTTTTTGATGTAATCACAGTAGAGAACCCCCAGATAAGTGCCTTTCGAGATGGAAGGAGAAGTGTAGTAGTTGATATTATGAACTACCTTGGATTAAACACAAAGGATTTGGAACGTCTTGCACGAGAATCCACAGATGGAAGAGATGAGTACAACCCAGACTGAGGCACCCCCCTCTGCAGAAATGCATGAAGGAGGGTCAATCCTTGGAGGAACAGGAGGATCTGAATCTACAGATCCACTTGCACTAAACATAGAGAGCTTGCCTGAAGACATCAGGCATGAACCAGTTTTGAAGAACTTCAAATCTTGGGATGCACTCGCAAAGAGTTACATTCATGCAAACAAGAAGTTGGGAGTTCCTTCAGAGCAGTTGCTGCAACTTCCACAAGGAGAGAATGCAGATTGGAATGGAGTATTTTCCGCACTAGGAAGACCAGAATCTCCAGAGGGCTACGAGTTGAACGGCACAGGAGACTTGGCAGATGGTTTTCGACAACAAGCACATCAGTTGGGACTTAACCAGAAGCAGGCATCTGAACTTCTAAACTGGTACAGTGACACCCAAGCAAGTGTGGACGAGAAGGATAATGAGGATTTCGCATCAGAGCAAGTTCAGTGGGTCGCCGCACTTCAGAAGGAGTGGGGAGATTCCTATGTCAAAAACAAACAGTTGGCAGAAAGAGCATTTCATCAGTTTGCAGATGAAGACGCACTTGATGTCATGAACAAGACAGGGTTGGGAACTCACCCTGCGCTTGTAAGGATGTTTGCCCAGATTGGACAGATCCTCACAGAGGATGGTTCATTGACAGGCAATCAAGAAGGTCGAATTGGAGGAATCTCTTCAGGATCTGCAAAGACAAGAATTGATGAACTTCTAAACGACAAGGATTTCACAGAGAGGTACTACAACCAGTACCACCCACGGCATTCGGATGCCGTGACTCAAATGCAACGACTATACGAGGCAGCAGGTTAGTCAGATAACCGTAATGGCCTGACCTGAGATCTCTGAGTCGGACCTACCTCTGGTAGATAATCCGTCATTCGTGAGTCGAAGCGAGTAATCGTTTCACCAAAACAAGGACGGATTATGTCTACTCAAGTAACAACTGCATTTGTCAAGCAGTACATGGCAAATGTGGACTTTTTAGTCCAACAGAAAGGGAGCAGACTGCGTAATGCAGTCACGCTCAAAACAGGAGTTCGTGGAGAAGAGGTCTTCATGGACCGGGTTGGATCAACTGCACCACAGAAGGTGACTTCTCGACATGCAGACACTCCACTCATCTCGACTCCTCATGACCGCAGGCGAATCACTCCAGTGAGTTACAACTGGGGAGATCTGATTGACAATGTTGATCGTGTGAAGATGATCATTGACCCCACCAGTCCATATGCCCAGAATGCAGCATATGCAATGGGAAGGGCAATTGATGATGAGCTTCTGGATGCAATCAGTGGAAACGCCTTTGGCGACTCCTCTGGAACCTCCGGATCTGATGCATCCACGGCAATCGCACTTCCTTCAGGACAGAAGGTTGCAGTTGATTTCCACACCTATGACACAGGGTCAGGAGACAAGGGACTCACCCTTGGAAAACTGCTGAAAGCACGAGAAATTTTGGGTGCAGGAGAAGCAGACGATTATGGTCTGGATGGATCTCCAAACCTCTTTTGTGCAATCAATGCAAAGCAGATTTCAAATATGCTTGCAGATTTCTCAATGGGAGGTGCATCCGGAGTACAGGGAATTAGTGCTGCATCAGCAGACTACAACTCTGTGCGTAGCCTGGTCGCAGGAGAAATTGATACTTTCATGGGATTCAAGTTCATCCGGACCGAACTCCTCAACACCGATTCCAGCAGTGATCAACTGGTTGTTTGTTGGCATCGTAGCGGAGTTGGATTGGCGATCTTTGATGATATACGAGCAAGGATCTCTGAACGTCCAGACAAGCGTTATTCCACGCAGGTCTATTATGAGATGACGATTGGCGCAGCACGTCTTGAGGAAGAGCGTGTTGTTGAAATCGCATGTGATCCCACTTAACCCTGAGCCAGGAGATTAGAAATGGCAGCAGTATATGGTGTAAATTACACCAAAAATTACCCAATCGAGTCTGGCTCCACGTCTGCACAGTCACAAGTGCCTGTGTCAGAAGTTGGTGGTCGCATGAGGGTCGCATACGACACTTATGAGGCATCCAGCCTTGCATCAGGGTCCACCATCTCCATGTTCAAGCTTCCAAATGGAGCAAGAATCTGGCAGATGATCTTGATCACAGATGATCTGAGTTCGTCAGGAACCCTTCAGGTTGGAGATTCCAGTGATCCCAATCGGTTCATCACAGAGTCAATCTGTGGAGATGCCAACAAAGTCCACTACATGCACCCGAAGGCACATGCATCAGATAGCAATCTGACTCTTTTGGGAGGAGTAAGTGGAACAGGTATTGACGCATTTGGTTATGCACTCACTGCAGAAACCACTGTGATCCTCACCACGGCAACCGCAGCCCTCACTGGAACCATCAATCTTGCGTGTTTCTACACGATTGATTGAAGAGTTCTGATAATTAACGGGCCGATGAGAATCGGCCCCTTTCCTTGCATGGAGAAGTATGTCCAAAATAACCCTATATGATGACAAGAATGTATCTGAAGAGTTGGATTCAAACTCTGATGAATACAAACAGAGGGTTTCCCAGGGGTGGACCACCTGGAAGAAACCTAGTGTCAAGAAATCCAAACAATCATACAAGGTATGACTAATGGCTTCCGTGGTAAGCATCTGCAACATTGCACTCTCAAACCTTGGAGATGAGAAAATCGCCTCTCTCTCTGAGAACAATGACAGGGCACGAGCATGTGATTTGAGGTATGAGGATGTCAGAGATGCAGTTTTGAGATCATACCCGTGGAATTGTGCAACCACTCGTGTTGAGCTTGCAAGGTCAACCACAGATCCTGTCTGGGGATTCACCTACAGTTTTGCACTTCCCTCTGATTGCCTGAGAGTTCTTGATGTCTATGATTACACAGTTCCATTCTCAATTGAAGGAAGGTTTCTTCTTACAGAT